GATCTTGAGCTGCAACGGTAGGTGCAAACTTAGAAGTGTCCATCGGTAAAGATGTTAAAGCAGATATCTGCTTACCATAATCTCGACCTAAATCTTCTATAAACTGTGCGGGTAGTGCTCTTGTTGTTGTTATTGCCATTACGATATTCTTCCTTCTAATTGTTTCATTGTATTGTACATTTTTTGTGCTCCTTTTTCAACGTTTCCGCCACCTGCACCTTTAACGGCATTCGCAGTCATAACGAATTCATTTTTACTTAGCATTGCTGGAACGTCATCTGCTTTTTCTTTTACTCCCATCGGCACGAAGCCTCCTTCTTGTCTGTAGTCTAATTCACTAATTCCACCAGCGTTTACTCTTGGCATTCCCGTTGGTATTCTTGGCATAGCTGCTGTAACGCCACCACCGTATTTTCCAATTCTTCCGCCATCAGCTTTTTTATTTTGTTGTCTTATATATCTTTTATAGTTTTTGTCTGAATCAAAATCTTCTTTTGTTAAATTTCTATCTTCTTTTGTAATACCTTTATTTCCTTTTTTAGGAATAACACCTGCTTCATCAGACAGATACATTTGTTCTACGCCTTCGCTTCCGTTTGCAAGACCCACTCTTCCACCCGTCGCTGCTTGCATATAATTTCTTGGTGTTAGAAAACGATAACCTTTGTCGTATGCTTGAGATCCACTTAAAGCTCCTGATCTATATTTTTTCATATCCGCTTGAATTAAATCTAATCCTAAACCTTTACCTCGATACACATCTTGTGCTAATTCTTTTGCTTCTTCTTCTGTTTTACCTTTAGACATAAAGTAAGTAAGTAAGCTTGCTCCTGTAATACCACCGAAAGGGGTTGGCATCATAGAACCACCGCCTCTAGTTAAACCGAGTTTACCTAATAAACCTTTAGTTACTCCACTTCTTGCTGGACCAGCAATTCCTAAATCTCCAAACTTCTGTCCAAATAAAAAATTTTTAGCACCTCCAATTTTAGCACCAATGTTTCCAAGTCCAAAATTTCCTCCAAAACCACCGCCTAATCCATAAGCTCCTAAACCTAAAAGTGCAGCTTTACCTACAGGACTTTTAACAACTTGTTTTGCAACTTTACCAACTTTTCCTAAAGCATCACCAATAAAATCTCCAACGCCTCCTAAGAAGTATCCCTGTCTTGGAACGGCATTCATAATGCCACCGTTTTTACGTAATTGTCTGCGAATCTGTGCTCGTGTTATCATATCTAATATAGGTTATTTATTTAAAGGCAGGGTTTTAACCTGAGTATATACTATTACTTAATTTATCTTAATAAATCAAGCTTATGTTGTAACTTCTCTAGGCTTTATTTCAAGGGCTGATAGCACCACATGAAGCCTATTTGCAGTAGCTGCAGTAACCTTAATAATTTCGCTTTCCTCAGCGACTAAAGGACCCGTTAACAGCTCTGATGTTGCATTCGCTGATATAGCCTTAGTCTTAAATAGACTAAAAACTGCAGCGTTTGCGTCGGTTATGGTTACGGTAATGGTATCAGCATTACCAGAATCTTCGGATACGAGTATAGATTTAATGACAGCGGTTGTAGCTGTGGGCACCGTATAGATTGTTGTAGCACTGGTGCTCGTTAAATCGACTTTTTTATTGACAAATGCGTTTGACATTAAGCTAAAAATAAAGCAATGGCTTCTGCTTCCTCTTTTATTTCTTGTTGAAAAGATGTGTTAAGTTTTTGTACCACAGAGTCTACATCTCTTACAAAAGATTGTTGAACCTGTTGATCATACTCGGGTAAAGGTTGTGTTAAAGATTGTACTATTCTAGCCATTATCTTCTTCCATCCGGTTGTATATCTAATCTAAAGGTACCCACTTTCCAATGTTGTGCTACACCTGTATTGGATATTTTTAAAGCGATCGCACGCGCTCGTGCACGAGTATCTATTTTATCAGTTGATGATGTAATATCAAAAGGACCTAAGGAAGAACTCGCTTCTGAATCCGTTGGATAATTTTTTAAATTTAAGGTTACTCTTGTTGTTCCTGTTTGTGTTAAAAAGTCTGGTAGCACTCTTCTTATTTTCATCATTACTTCACCGGCATTGGTATCTCCTTGAAGATTACCTTGTACACCTAAATCAAAATCTCCTGATTGTATATTAGCTGTAATCGCTGTTGCTGTTCCAGCTTTAATTTGATTGTTGCCTGTTTCATGTTCATAGTATGTTGTACAACCATCGGTATTACCCACAGTCGAATCACTCGTTGAACTTGAATCATACTCGGTTGCATGCGGCTTGCCAAAAATATGTGAATCTGCCCATGCAGATCTTGCTAACGAGCTTGTTGTCCATACAGCTCTTTGAGGTGATGAATCCATATAATTATAAGTGACTGATCGATTGTTCGATGCTGAACCACTTCCAGGATAGAACCATGTCACTTCACCAAACAAGTTATTAAGCCCTGCATAGATATGATTTTTAGGAACGGTGTTAATATCGTCATAAACATAATCTTCAACTAAACACGGTAAGGATTCTAGTCGACCTGTGTATCTAAAGAAACCATTTTCTGACATCCAATAAGCCGATCCATCAACTTCGACGGCTGCATTTTTACCGATGAGTCCACAGTTTGTACCAACCTGTTGAAAAGAAAAAGTAAAAGGAGAACCTACAAATCGCATAATAAATAAAGAGGTATCCGTCCAAATATAAATAGCATCACGACCTCTTAGCGCTCCGACAATTCTTGTACCATCTGCAAGTCGCTGTGTACCTGCGGTGTTGGTTGCAGTAGGTGTCCAGTCCGTTAAAGACTCTTGATCTGACCATCTTATATACATATCGTCTTGTGTTGATGTTGTACCAATCGTTGTTTCTGTACCAAAAGCAACTAAGTGCCGATCGGGTGTAGATACTAAAGTTTGTGTTGTTGCTGTTGGGCAACCTGATATAACGGTTGCTCGTGTTGATGTGGCTCCTGCTGCATTGGCATTCCATTCAAAAGATGAACCATCTACAATCGTTGCTATTAATTTATTTCCAAAATTATCTAAAGTCCATACACCAGGAGCGGTTATAATATCTCCTGTTTGTGATGCACCCCATTTTGTATAATCTGATGCATTGGTTACGGATGCATTATCAGAGTGCGAAGCAGCAGTTGTATTGTCTGCACCTCTTGTTAGTCCTGATAGTGTATTCGTTCCTGTTGTATTTGTTGTATAAGCAATACGCTCACTGTCAATTAAAACTGTTCCTGTTGCAGGAAAAGATGCTGAGTCATCAAGAACAATACTTGATGAACCACTTGTTAAAGCTCCATCTAATGCATCAATAAGTTCTCCAGCAACTGTACCACCCCATAAACCTAAACCCCAACCAGCGGCTGAAGCTTCTGTAGCTGGTCCAATAGAATAAAAATGTTTAACTCTTACTCCTCCGGATGTACTGGCTCCCGATCCACTTTCGACTGATCCCATTTCAACGGTGATGGTTGTTGATGTGGGTACGGAGGTAACCATGAAATTCGTATCGTCAAAATCATCAGAATCAAAATTAGAATTGGTAGCAGAGCTAAAATTATCGCAACGTATAATATCAAACTTAGTGATATTATGAGCACTCGCAAATGTGATCGTAACTGTTGCATCGCTTTGTGTTGTTGTAAAAGCACTAGTTAAAGTTGTTGTACTTTTCAAAGGAGTTATATCATAAAAAGCTCCTCCAGAATAGACGTATAAAAATCGGTTTGTTCCTAGTGCAGCATACTTAATACCTGCTGAACTGACAAAATGGTGTAAGGCTGTGTTTCTTCCAGTAAGGGTGTTGTCTCCGAGCTGAGCCCAGCCACCTACTTTTTCAGGTGTGCCATATCTAAAACGAACAAAGTCACCACTGACCCATTGGTTTTCACCGCCGGTAGCCGTTACTTGTTTATTAAATCCTGGTGCGAATTTTACTTTTTGTAGCATACAAAATCTCTTTGTATTTAATTATACTAAAACGTAGGTAGGATCAACTATTTTGGTATACCCAACATAGGTCTTTTGTCAAAGATATACTCTTTACCAAATCTACCTTCGGCATCATTATAGTGTAAAAACGTCTGAACGCAAACGTTTCCTTCAAAAGCTTCTCTCCAGTGTTCTAACTCACAGCCGCTATAAACCAGCATATCACCTACTTTTAGGTCTACTCGCTCGCCTTGTGGTGCATTAGGTTTGACTACGGTTGTTGTTTCTCGGCCTGATAAAATATTATCCGCACCTGTTGGATCAAGGTAAATAGGCCATTCATTGCCTCCTAAATGCAAGGTCGTTGATATTTGACAGCTTGGTCGATCTTTGTGTCGGTGTAATATATCTCCTTTTTTATAAGCTCTGGTATAAGTGTACGTTGGTAATAGTTTTAATTCAGTATGTTTTTCCATAATTGGTAATACCTTCATCATTAAGGTTTCCATAAAGGTATCTCCATAGCAAGAAAAGGTATTAGGAATTTGTTTGTCATTCCATTTACCAAAGCCAGGAGTAAATTCAGATACATAATTATTTTTATGCATCCATTCTGTTGCATCTCTTTTCATAAGAAAATAATTAAAAGCAAAATTAGCTAACTCAAAAGAGATAGCATTTCGTATAATTAAATATTTATGTTCTTTAAACATATTCATCTATAATGTCTCCTTGAAACTGCGGATGATTAACCTGGTCTACCTCTCCATTTGCGTCTCTTCTTACCTCCACACGGTTAGGTAAATGAAAAAGCTTTTTTATCTCTGTATCTGTTTTTAAGACTTTTCCTTTTAAAGGAAATTGATCGGCTTTAAAATTAGTGATGATGGCTTTAACTTTTTTGATTCCTATTTCTCTAGCAACCGTCATTCGATTATTACCTACAATCGTATGAATTTTATCTTTATAAGGTTTACTTTGATACCAGCAATAAACAGGGTCTTTCATTCCTGCTTTTTTCATTGAATTAATTAAAGCCTCTCTAAACTTTCTTTCGCCTGCTTGATAAAACTCAGGCCTATACATAGAAGTAATATCATCAATAGGCAATTCTGTGTAAATCGTTTCTATCATCGTTGTAAAAAATTAAATGATACTGATATTCTAATATCATTACTTTCGTTGGGTTTGACTTCATGCCATAACCAAGCAGGAAACATAACTACAGTTCCAGCTTTAGGTTGATAATGTACTTCTCTCCATAATTGTGGTGGTAACTTTCCTTCTTTTCTATTAGGCATAGTACATTGTGCACCAGCCCTTGGTTCATAGAGCATTAGACTACCAGACTTTTCTGGTGCCTTAACCCAATACACTCCTGAGAATAAACTGTTGGGATGTAAATGGGGTCGATTAGAATTACCAGGGTAATTAATGTTTGCCCACATATTTCCTAGTACAGGTTTTTGTGTTAGAAATTCTTTCTTAAATATTTCTTTTTGCATAGCAAAGAGTTCTTTCGTCAATACATTGTACTCTTCTTTTCGATTCATGTCGGTTGTGCTATGCCAGCCACCTGCATTTGTCTTTGACACCCCTTTATCCTGCTGACTCCATTGTATAATTTTTTGCTCTAAGTATTGATTAAGTTCTACAGCATTAGGAATTTCTTGTATATAAACAGGTGTTGGAAAATGATACTCCGTAATCATTTAAACGAAGGACCTCCAAACCACATCACTAAAGATTTTCTCTCACCTTTGGTTACTGGTTTTACTCGGTGTTGTAACCAACTTGCAAAAAAGATAGCTTGCCCTTGTTTAAGTTTAGCGGTTTTACCGTCACTCATAAATTCTAATTCTCCACCTTCAAAGGTAGATGGATCAGATAATAAAAGCGTCATCGATATTTTACGAACGGGAGGTTGATGTTTTCCTAATACATCATTATCCATGTGCCATTCATAAAATCCACCTTCAAGGTAATGTGTAAATTGTCCAGGTTCTGTTAATCTCATGCCATCAAAACCAAAATGATTACCATTTGCCTTGAGCATCGTAGTTTCAATATCTCGATACATCTCTGGCATATCTTTAAAAGGTATCCAACTGATCGTAGTAATTCTTTTTTTAGTATCAACACCGCTTCCTTTAGGATTACCCATGCCCACAGCGGCTGTTTCTTTTTTTAAACTCATGCCTTTATCAATCACCATCTGACATTGCTTGGGTGTAAAAATAGGTCCTAGTGTTTCAACGATATAACTTTTCCAAAGTGGTTCTGTTGGGTTCATCCTGCCGTCCTTGTTGCTACGGGATTATAATCGACATCCATGTTAGCTGCAAGAGTACGTCTTACTGCGTTGGGATTCGTATGGGGATAAACACAATGTCTCATGTCGTAAGGAAAAATATAAAAATCTCTTTCTTCTGTGTTTGGTGAATAGTCTGATTTAACAAATTGTCCATTAGCTGCTCCAAGAATAGAAAGTCTACCATTCATGGGTACATCTTCTCTTGCATATTCAGGTCCCGTGTCTTTTGGAAGTTTTAACATCATTACAGATGACAGTCCTGTATAAATGGTTCCTTGATGAATGTGAATAGGATTGTATTCTCCTGCTATCATTTCATTAATCCATATGGAATTTAAACTAAGTTTATACGGACTAATTTTATTAAACTCTAAGTAGTGTTTAAAGACACTTTCGAACCAGTTTAAAACATAAGGAGGAAGCATATTATGCTTGTGCATTTTATTATTAGGTGCTCCACCATAAAACAATGAATTTTCTTTTTCTATTTTACCCACTAATTGTTTGTGAGCATCTGGCATATCCTTAAAATTATTTTCATAGATTTTATTAATGGTGATAAAAATATCTAAAGGAACTTGATACTTTAAAATGGTTTGTCCTAACCAAATAAATTTAAATTTAAGATTGTTTTCCGTAGATAGGTGTTTCACTGATAGCCTTTTTTGGTTCATGACCAAGAGCTTTTCTTTCCTCTTCAATTCTTTCAATAGACTGTAATTGTCCTAAAACATTGAAGACTTCAGGTTGTGAAGATCCTGGTGTTAATGTGTTTTTTCTATTCTTCATTATTTTTTTATAAGATAATAGTTGGTGAGTATCCACGTTTTTATCATCAAACGTTCCATCATTATAAATCTTTTTAAAATTAGACCACTCTGTAACTTCTCTCATACGGTGAGCAGCTACAAGTTGCATGGTTGCTTTACTATAAATCTTTTGATCTATTTCAACTTGAATAAGTTCTTTTTTAAATTCGTCTTTTTCTTCTTCTAACTCTTTTTCTTTTTGTTTAATTTCAATATCATTTTTACGAGCATCAAAAGATAGCTGCATTAAGTTTTCCATATGTGTATTTTGTTCTCTTACACATTGCCAATACTTAGCAGCATTGGTTGGATACTTAGCATCGTTTAGCACAGAAAATTCCATTTCAGTTTTAGTACGAAACATTTGTTTCTTCGTCCACGTATCTCTTAACTCGTTTGTTAATTCCTTAAACTTTATAACTTGTTCAGGATCTAATATTTCATGAAGATGAGTTTCTTCTTTTACAATAAGTTCGTGTATGTTTCTTTTCTCTTTCATATAGTGCTTTTATACTTGTTTTTTAAATATTAGTCAAATGCTATGGTTTCTACAGCTGTTGCAAAAGAGTATTCTTCTGTATTTGTCATAGCTGGTTGCCCACTCATAACTACTGCTAAAACTGATGTTCCAGCACCTTTTAAAGCAGTTCTTCCAGTTCCCATGGTAGCATCTTCAGACCACGCAGTACCATTCCATACTTCTGTTTTGTCAGTGCCCCCAGTGCCGCCAGCGAGTAAAACAGCTGTAGCTGTTGGTCCAGCGTTTCCTGTTCCCATTCTTGCCGTGTTTAAAGCCGCAACTTCAGTCCAAGATGAACCATCCCATTCTTCTGTTGAATCGCTGGGCTGACCTCCAAAAGCTAAAGCAGCAGTTGATGTTCCTGCTCCTCCAAGATTTGCTCTAGCTGTATTTACATCTCCAACTTCAGTCCATGACGCTCCATTCCATTTTTCTACTAAAGCACTAGTATATCCCGCAATAGCTAAACCTGCTGTACTAGTTCCACATCCTGCAACTTCTCTTCTTTCTGAATTTACATCTGCTATTTCAGTCCAGCCTGTTCCATTCCAAGATTCAACAACAGCAACATGAACACCAGGTCTGCTTGATCCTGAAGCCATTATTGAGGCAGCGGCAGTTCCAAAAGAAGCACTATTTGATCTTCCTGTATTTATATCTCCAACCTCTGTCCAGTTGGTTCCATCATATTCTTCAGTTAATCTACTTCTTACAGGACCAACGGGTGGATAACCTCCAAAAAGTATAGCAGCACTTTGTGTACCATTTTTGGAAGAACCACAGTGTGCTCTACCTGTGTTTATAGCATTTCCAGATGCCCAAGAACCTGCCGCAGCATACATTTTAAGTTTAGCTGCAAAAGCATTATACCAAACATCGCCTTCGATTGCTGTCGCATCGGAATCTCGGTATTGAATGTTAACTCCGTGTATTTCTTTATAAGTTGCCATTAAATTCCTTTAGGGAAGTGTTATCGTTATAGGTTTAGGGCCCAATCTTGCAATCTTTTCTGCTGAAGATTCGCCGTCTTCATTGTCTCCGTCCCAAGTATCTTTAGCAGCATCAATAATATCTGTAACAATAGTTTGTGCTTGTGATTTTGTTTTAACGGATCCACTGTTTCTTGCAACCCAATCTCTTGATTCAGGTATATCATCACATACCCACACATTGCCTGGTTGACCACTTATCCAAAACTTTCTACTATCCGTATGAGTAATAAATCCTTTACCAGAATTTTCTACTACACAATAATTAAAAAAACCTTTATCTGTTGCCATATAAATCTCCTAAGGAATGGTTACATCTCCTGGTTTAGCACCCAGTCTTATAATTTTTTCTGCTGATGATTCTCCTTCAACGTTGTTATCATCCCATGCATCTTGCAAAGCATCCACTGCTGCGGTTACAAGAGTTTGTGCTTGATCTTTAGTTTTAGATACACCATTATTTCTTGCCACCCAATGTCTTGATTCTCTTACATCAGTTGCAACCCATACATTAGCGGGAAAACTTTTTATCCAAAAAGCTCTGCTGTCTTCATGTGTAATAAAGCCTTTACCTGTATTGGGCATTACGCTGTAGTTATAGATATCATTTGCCATAATTTATTTATATTTGTTTAACCTTCATTTGTCTAGTCTGTTATTACTTTGATGTTTTGTGGTTGAGTCCATTCTTCTGTAGAATTTATAGCACCTGGGCTTCCTCCCATAATGATAGAGGCTGTATTCGGGGAAGCAGTTCCAGACCCAGTATCATATCGTGCTGTACTTAAATCAGCAACTTCTGTCCAAGTTGAACCATCCCATACTTCTGTTATTGCTACTGTAGGAAGAGATCGACCTCCAGCAACTATACCTGCAGTTGTTGTTCCAGACCCTCTCATATTTCTTCGTGCTGTATTTAAATCTCCAACTTCAGTCCAACCTGTTCCATTCCATTCTTCTACAACAGCATTTACTGGTGCGGGTGAAGAAATATAACCTCCAGCAGATAAAGCTGCAGTATTTGTACCAAAAGAAGCCATTATAGATCTAACTCCAGATAAATCTCCTACTTCTGTCCAGGAACTTCCATTCCATTGTTCAGTTAAATCTACAACTGAATATCCTGTCGTATGTCCTCCATAAAAAAGCCCTGCAGTTGTAGTTCCAGCTGCTCCTCCATTCTTTCTCGTAGTATTTACATCTGCAATTTCTGTCCATGATGATCCATCATAAGATTCGACCTCTGATTGAAACGCAGTATCATCATCAGCGTATCCAGCAATTGCAAGGGAAGCTGTCTGAAGTCCTAAACCAGCCACTTCATATCTTGCCGTATTTAAATCTCCTGATTCCGCACCTTCAGTCCAACTTGAACCATCATAACTTTCTACATTTACTCCCGCAGGATAATGACCAGCAATTATTGCCGCAGTTCCTGTCCCAGCCATAGCTTGTTGTGCTCTAGTAGAATTCATATCTCCACCTGATGCCCATGCACCAGCAGCGAGAGTCGATGAAAAAGAAAATTCTTCTGTGGCGTTAGAATTTGGAGGGTTAGCTCCTCCACCAACAGCAATAGCGGATGGTCCTGCTGCACCAGCACCAGCCAGATATATTCTTCCTGTGCTTAAATCAGTGGAATTTATCCAAGACGAACCATCCCACAGCTCTGTTTTTCCTGAAGCAGGAGCTCCACCAAAACGAGCAGCGTTTGTTTGAGTTCCTGATCCAGATCCTGCCGATACTGAATTATTTAAATCTCCTACTTCTGTCCATGATGAACCATCCCATGTTTCTGTTAAAGCTTGTGCTGTAGGAGGAGGTGTCTCTCCAGCAAAAACAAGGCTCGCAGTTGTACTTCCTTTTCCTGCCACTCCGATATTATATCGTCCTGTGTTTAAATCTGCAACTTCTGTCCAACTTGTACCATCCCAAGTTTCTGTTTCAGTTAGTCTTGTTCCTCCAGAAACGATTCCAGCAGTACTTATTCCTGCTCCACCAAAGTGTACAGTCGCTGTATTTAAATCTGCAACTTCCGTCCACGCTGTGCCATTCCATTTTTCACAAACGGCTAATGAACCTCCATCTGCATTTGCACCGCCCACATAAACTGCTGCGGTGCTTGTTCCAAATTCTGCTCCTGTTCTTCTAACAGTATTTAAATCTCCAACTTCCGTCCAGCTTGAACCATCGTATAATTCATTAATTCCTACAGGAGCGTTTCCGTAAGCAGTCGTTTGTCCTGCTGTTATTAAAGTCGCTGTATTAGTTCCACATCCTTTAACTTGCGTTCTAGCTGTATTTATGTTTGCACCTGATGCCCATACGGCAGCCACTTTAACAATTGTTTTATAATCTGAAGACGTAGTATTAAACCAAATCTGTCCTTCACCTTCAGCGTTGTCCAAGTCGCTAGCGACATGTAAAATATTTTTTCCGTGTATTGCTTTATATGTTGTCATAATTAACTCGATGTAAATGTTACTGCAGCGGCATAGTCTCCTGTCCATTCTTCTGTAATATTTGTTGAAGGTGGTGTTCCACCTCCTAAAAATCCATTAGCAGCAGCTGATGCAATTCCACATG